CTGCAGCCCGGCACCCTCGGGTGCTGGAAACTGAAGTTTAAAGGGGTTCTACTGAATGGGATTTTGGTTAACTGCCAAGGTCCCCAAAACTTTACCCGATGGGTGAAATTATGGGTTCAGCAGCCCGGCCTGGTGTAATAACCAGTGCGGGGTCTGACTTCTTAGAGAAATCTAAGGAGTTATCCGGTGGACTTGTCCACTGGAGAGAAGTTAAATTTGCTTCCCTTACTCCCTCCCTATCTGACCGTTAAGTCGGACACTCAAACCATGAATAGAAGAAATTTCTCACTAACACGGCTGAGATTCAGTCTGAAACACTTTAATGATATTCTGTCTCTAAAAGGACAGAGCCCGCTAGTTAGCATACTGCGAAGTATTGCTATCATAGTGGGTATGCGGTTAACGCCTGGTCGAATTCGTACAATTGTTATCCTTGTAAGACGTATAAGCCACCTGATGGCGACTCAAGGTCCGAAAGGAACTTGTTTGACTCTGAAATCCTCTGCTGTACTTCTACAGCAGAGCCTCGGAGGCCATCGAATTGCTAACCCCCGGTTAATATCCGGGATGGCAGTTTCGCGGGGTGGTTCTTTACCTCGGATTATCTTAGCTCAGCATAGAGCGGAGATTCGAGGCGGAGATGCCAAACTTGCTAAATTTTACCTCTCAGTTCTGAACGTATATCGAGAAATCGAGTATGATTCAGTACCTGGGTTGAAATCGATAACGGAACCGGACTTTGGTACTCATGCAATAGATCGACAGATCTATGCGTTGATACCTTGGTTCGTTCGGTTATTTGTTTTCAAAAGGATGTCTTTCGATCAAATGATGGTTAGACTCTGAAGATTAGCAGGTTCTGTCGAACCGATCTTCAGGTCATCTCCTGGAACCTTTAAACTGGTGAAAGGCGATGTTGAAGAAGAATACTCTTTCTCGACTCATCCTGTTGTTCTCCTTAGAAATCTAAGGACAATGGCAGCTGATCCCTCATTGAGGGGCTCTTTCATGACTGTACTAGGCTTTTGCCGAAATGCAGCTGTGCGAGACCTCTTTATGATGCCCATAAAAGCTGGCCTACATAACGAGCTTCTTTCGAAGTCTGGTTGTCTAGGTAAACTTGGGGTTAAAGAGGAGGCAGCTGGTAAAGTTAGATTGTTTGCGATGGTTGACGCATGGACCCAATGGGCCCTATCGCCACTACACAAACTTATCTTCGAGATCCTGAAAGGGGTCCCTGAAGATGGAACCTTTGATCAGGGGGCTCCGCTCCACAAAGTGGACGGATTCCCTGGTCTATGGTCCCTCGACTTGACTGCTGCCACCGACAGACTAGCGGTGAAACTACAAGTAGCACTACTAACCTATTTATTTAGGTCAGCAACGTTTGCCCAAGCCTGGGCAAATCTACTTGTAGGTAGAGGTTACCGGTTCGCGAACTTTAAATATGCCGCCTTTGCGGGCGTGTATAGGTACGCTGTGGGGCAACCCATGGGTGCTTTAAGTTCCTGGGCTATGTTAGCCTTTACTCACCACTTCTTGGTACAAGTGGCTGCCTATATGGCTGGTCCAGAGTATGCCTCGGCTACTCGGCTTTATAGGAACTACGCCATTTTAGGGGATGATTTAGTCATTGGGGATTACGAGGTGAAGCGGTGCTACCTGGTAGTTATCGCCTCCCTTGGAAT